GGTCCAAGAACAAGATACTTGGAACGAAGAAAATATGGCTCCAGTTGGTATAATTGATGATGGACTGAAAGAAGAAGTTATAAAAGACCCACAAAATAATGATATTTGGACAGAAAAAGGTTATCTAACTACAAATTTCTAAAATACTAAATAGATAACAAATTCAAAATGAATCCTATTATATAAGGAGAAATCCATGGCATTTCAGCTATCACCTGGGGTAAATGTATCAGAAATTGACCTGACTACTATTGTCCCTTCAGTTGCCACTTCAATTGGCGCATTTGCAGGTCCATTTACATGGGGTCCTGTCGGTGAGATTACTACTATTTCTGATGAAGTTAGACTCGTAAATACTTTTGGTAAACCAACGGCAGACACTATCGTTGCTGGTGGAAATCTATATGAATACTGGTTCTCAGCCGCAAACTTTTTAGCATATACAAATAATCTAAAAGTTGTTCGTGCAGCTAATACAGTTTCAACTTTCAACGCAACAGCAAATACAAATGCAAGTGGCGTATTGATAAAAAATAAATCTGATTGGGAAAATAGTTATTCTGGTGGTGCAAACACTTACGGCGCATTTGCTGCTCGTTATGCTGGTGCACTAGGTAACAGTCTAAAAGTTTCAATATGCGATGCTAATACATATGCAACTTGGAACGTTACAACTGCTTCGGGTAATACAAATACATTGTTTACATCTGCACCAGGTACTTCTTCATATGCTTCTGCAAAAGGAGCAACATTTGACGAAGTTCACGTTGTAGTTATTGACGAAGATGGTTTGTTTAGCGGAACAGCAAATACAGTTCTTGAAACATATGGTTTCTTGTCAAAAGCATCTGACGCAAAAGATTCAAACGGTAATTCAAGTTACTACAAAAATGTAATCGCTGCACAATCAAAATATGTTTACTCAATGGCACACCCAACAAATACAGCAGGTAATTTGGCATGGGGTTCTGTTGTTTCAGCAAATTCTTATGCTAATTTGACTTCTGCACTTTCAACATCACTTTCTGGTGGTGCTGATGGTAACATTGTAACTGCAAACGTTGTTACTGCATACGATTCATTTATTCCAGGTGATTCAGTAGATATTTCATTGATTATCACTGGTCCACATAATCAATCTGTTGTTACTGAATGTATTTCAAACATTTCTGAAGCAAGAAAAGATTGCGTTACATTTGTTTCACCTAAGAAATCAGACGTTGTATCAAATGCTGGCTCAGAAGTTTCTTCAATGACAACAACAAGAAATGCTCTAACAAGCAGTTCATATGCTGTATTTGATGGTAACTGGAAATATCAATATGACAAATACAATGACGTTTATCGTTGGGTTCCAATGAACGGTGATGTTGCAGGTCTTTGTGCTAGAACAGATTTGGAACGTGATCCATGGTATTCACCTGGTGGTCTAAATCGTGGTATTATCAAAAATGTTATCAAATTGGCTTTCAATCCAAATAAAACAGACCGCGACAACATGTATGTAAATGGTATCAATCCAGTTGTTTCGTTCCAAGGAGAAGGTACTGTATTGTTTGGTGATAAGACAATGTTGGCAAAACCAAGTGCATTTGACCGTATCAATGTTCGTCGCTTGTTTATTGTTCTTGAAAAATCAATTGCAAAAGCAGCACGTTATTCATTGTTTGAATTCAATGACCAATTCACAAGAGCGCAATTTGTTTCATTAGTTGAACCATTCTTGCGTGATGTTCAAGGTCGTCGTGGTATTACTGATTTCCGTGTTGTTTGTGATACAACTAACAATACTGGTCAAGTTATTGACAGCAATCAATTCGTTGGTGATATTTACATTAAGCCTGCTCGTTCAATCAACTTTATTCAACTTAACTTTGTTGCAGTAAGAACAGGTGTAAGTTTTGATGAAGTTGTAGGCAAGTTCTAATAAATAGAGAATAACAGGAGAAATTCAATGGCATTTTCAGTAAACGATTTTAGAAGTCAACTAACAGGTGACGGTGCCCGTCCCAATTTGTTTGAAGTTTCAATGCCATTTCCTACGTTCTCAGCGCCAGGAAATGCACAAACTAAGATGACATTCATGTGTAAAACAGCACAATTGCCAGGTTCTACTCTTGGAGTAGTTCCTGTCCAATATTTTGGTCGTGAGTTAAAGTTTGTTGGTAATAGAACTTTTGCCGATTGGACAGTAACAGTAATCAACGATGAAGATTTTGTAGTTCGTAATGCTTTTGAACGTTGGATGAACGGTATCAATAGTCACAATCTTAACGTTCGTAATCCAGTTGCACTTGCACCTTTGGGTTATACTGTTGATGGACAAGTTACTCAATATGGTAAAAATGGTAATAATTTGAAACAGTATAAATTTGTAGGTTTATTCCCAACCGATATTACTCCAATTGATGTTGATTGGGGTTCAAATGATACGATTGAAGAATTTTCTGTTACACTTTCTTACCAATGGTGGGAATCTGTAGCAGCAGGTGTTGTTTAAGAAAGGGGACTTTGGTCCTCTTTCTAAAATTTTTATAGGATGATTTAGTAATGGCAATAAAATTATTCGGGTTTACGCTCGGAAAACAAGATGTAACTCAGGTTCAAGACCCTGACCAGAGGTCTTTTGTACCTCCAACAAGCACGATTGATGATGGTGCAGTCACTATCACTCAAAATGCTTATTATGGTACATATGTTGACCTTGAAGGTGCAGTTAGAAATGAAATTGAACTCATTACACGTTATCGTGAAATGGCTAATCATCCAGAATTGGAAATGGCTATTGATGATATCGTTAATGAGGCAATTTCTCATGATGAAACAGGTCGCACAGTTAATCTGATTTTAGATAAACTAAAACAACCCGAGTCAATCAAAAAGAAAATACTTGAAGAATTTGAAAACATTCTAAGAATGCTGAATTTCAGTAATCTTGCGGATGATTTATTCAAGCGTTGGTATATTGATGGTAGAATTTATTATCATGTTCTTGTTGATGAAAAGAATCCAAAATTAGGTATTCAAGAATTGCGTTTCATTGATCCGCGCAAAATCAGAAAAGTGCGTGAGATTAAGAAAATGCGTGATCCAAAAACTGGTGCCAATATCATTGAATCCATGGCAGAATATTATGTTTACAATGATAAAGGTCAACCAACACAAACATATACCAGTAACATCAATGCGGGTCTAAGAATTGCACCAGAATCTATCATCAATGTCAATTCTGGCATGATGGATGCAAAAAATACATTTGTAATTTCATATCTACACAAAGCAATCAAACCACTCAATCAACTTCGCATGATTGAAGATGCTGTTGTTATTTACCGTTTATCACGCGCACCAGAACGTCGTATATTCTATATTGACGTAGGTAATCTTCCAAAAGGTAAAGCAGAACAATATCTGCGTGATGTAATGATTAAGTATAAGAATAAAATGGTATATGACGCACAGACTGGCGAATTGCGCGATGATCGTAAACACATGTCAATGCTTGAAGATTTCTGGTTGCCTCGTCGTGAAGGTGGTAAAGGTACAGAAATTACTACATTACCAGCAGGACAAAATCTTGGTGAAATGGAAGATGTCAAATACTTCCGTCAGAAACTTCTTCAATCGTTGAATGTACCAATTTCGCGTCTTGAACAACAACAAGGTGGAATGATTGGTGTCGGTAGAACAGCAGAAGTTACCCGTGATGAAGTCAAGTTCACAAAATTCATCATGCGTCTGCGTAATAAGTTTGCACAGATATTTGACCATGCACTTAGAACACAATTAGTTCTAAAAGGTATTTGTACCGCAGAAGAATGGGATAAGTTTAGAGAAAACATTTATTACGATTATATTCGTGATAACCACTTCACTGAAATGCGCGATACTGAATTATTGCGTGAAAGAATTGCTACATTGAATGTTGTTGATCCTTATATTGGTCGTTTTTATTCAGCAAATTGGGTAAAACGCAATGTTCTTCAAATGTCAACAGAAGAAATTGAAGATTTGAATAAAGAAATGGCAGATGAAGAAAAGAAAGGTATTGGTGGACCAACACAGATGATGTTGGCTAATCAGCAACAGCAACAAGCTGATGAACAACAATATCCACCTGAAGATAATACGCAAGATAACGATTCACAAGAATCTAAAACTCCTGATTTAGATTCAAATGTAATAAAGTATTCACAAGCACTAAATAGAAAATAATTGGAGAGACCATGGATATTGATAATTTTTTGAACAATGTTGCCGCTGGAAATGCTAATGATGCAAGAGAAAACATCAACGACATTCTTTCAGCAAAAGCATTTGAAGCACTTGATGGTTATAAACAAGAAATAGCAAAAGCAATGTTTGCACCAGAAGTAGTTTCACAAGACCAAGAACAAGAAAACACAGATGAAGTCACTGGCTGATTTTAGAAAAATAACCGAAGCTGCTGTTGATATTGAAACTTCAGATTTCAAGATATTGCCATCTGGTAGAAAAGAACGCGCTAAACGATTCAAAGTTGGCGAAAAAGTCAAACCTGAACAAGGTGGACCTGAATGGGAAGATCCAAATAATTCATCAACTTTTGTAAATGTAAAAGAAGAAACAATAAATGAGATTTTAGCAAATGCTGAACCTGATCCACCATATGTTTTGATTTTACAAAGAAAAGCAATCAGATTATATCCAAATGAAGTTCGTGTTGCTCTTTATTATAACAAGCAACTAAACAAGTATTTTTCAGTTCCATACGGTCTAAAAGGTACCGAAGGAATTATTCAAGCAGAAGAACATAAAGAAAAAAGTGAATTTCAAAGAAAACGTAATGATGCAGCAACTTCGGGTGATGATGTTACCGATATTGCTGAAAGTGTAATGGATCAACTTCATGATATTGCTCATAATAAATCTGCTAAAAGTGTAAAGTTTGCCACAGGAGAAACACGCAAAGTTGATCATTTCACAGCATCGGCTATTTCACAGGTTCATAAAGCATTGAATGATGAAAACAAGAAAAAATTTGCTGATATGATTCATAAATCACCTGCACACTTGATGAAAGCAGCGGACTTCGCGTTCAAACATGTCAAATGAAATTTATACAATTATTATTACAGAATAGACTTGATGAGGCTAAACAGAATTTATTTGAGAATATACAGAAAAGAATATTAGAAAAACTGGAAGAAACAAAAAAAGAATTAGTAAATAAAGTATATAACAATTTGGATGAAGCAAATATTATGCGAATGGGTAGAGTATCCAGAATTCGCAGACGTATTAGAAGAAATCCACAGGGAAGAATAGTTGTTCAGAGAAATAGAAGAAGAAGCAATATACCAGGTTATAGAATAGTTGGACAAAAGAATATAGTAAAAAGAATACCTGCAACAGTAAGGATGCATAAGTCCCGAATGTTGAAAAGGTCATGGAGAACAACAAGAAAAGGTAAACTACGTCGGTCATTGATGAAAAGAACACAATCATTGCGTCGGCGTCAATCAATGGGAATAAGATAAAATGGCATTAGAAATCATAAACAGCATAAGAACACCTTCAATTATAAGAACTGTTGATCCAGGAACTTATACAATTTCTTTGGCTAATCTTTCATTCAATGCTAACGAAACTGTAAATTTTGCTAATATTCGCAAATTGAACTGGTCAACAAACGGTAATATTACTATTGTTAGAAATAGCACTACTATTTTAACTTTACACAATGCAGGTGAATTGCGTTGTGACGATTTTGGTTTTAGTTTAGCAAACAACAATACACAAAGTATCGTTGTTACAATCAATACAGGTGGTTCATTGGTCATGGAAGTTACAAAAGATTGTAATTATACAACAGCACTTATAGGATAATTCCATGAAACTGATTAGAGAACATATAGAAAACGTCAAGCATATTACCGAAGCAACAGAAAACGGTAAGAAAAAGTTGTATATTGAAGGTCCGTTTCTTGTCGGTAATAGAGTAAATAAGAACAATCGTATGTATAAAATGGATACTTTGAGAAACGAAGTAACCAGATATACAAAAGATTTGATTGAAAATAATCGTGCTTTGGGCGAACTTGGTCATCCAGACACACCAAATCTAAATCTTGACCGTGCGTGTATCAAAATTGTTTCTCTAAAAGAAGATGGAGATGCTTTTATCGGTAAAGCATTGGTATTAGAAACTCCATATGGTCAAATAGTAAAGAATCTGATTGAAAGTGATGTAAATCTCGGTGTTTCTTCAAGAGCATTGGGGTCAGTTATTATGACAAAAGAAGGTTACAATCTCGTTCAAGACGATTTAAGACTTGCAACTGCTGCTGATATTGTTGCTGACCCTTCAGCACCTGGTGCATTTGTCAACGGAATAATGGAAAACAAAGAGTGGATGATGATTGATGGTAAGTTTATGGAATCAGATTTTGATGCTTATAAGAAAACTATCATAAAAGCACCAAAAGGAAAGATTGAAGAAACAGCATTAAAACTCTTTGAAAACTATCTACGAAAACTTTAATTTTATAAATAAGAAATCATAAGGAGAAATCTAATGGCAACAAACAAACTTATGGAAGCAGCAGCCGATATTCTTTCACAAAGCAAGAAATCTGCTCCTGCTATGCCAATGCAAAAACCTGAAGGCGCAGGGTATGTGGATTTGGGCGGACCAAAACAAGACCTAGAAGCCAACAAAGCAGAAACATCACTTGACAGTATCTATAGCGACCAAAAAATGGATGCTGCCAAAGCTGCTAAGAGCGCAACTGCTCCTACAACTAAGCCATCAAATGCTTCATCAGAAATGGCTAATAAAACTCTTCCAAAGCAATATGGCGAAGAAGAAGATTTTGATGAAGAAAATTTAGAACAAATTGTTGAAGCCGCTTTAGGTAGTGGTTTAAGTAAACTTTTCCGTTCACACGAAATGTATTCTCATCATCATTATGGCGATTTGGATATTGGTGGAAAAGCACCTTTTGAAAGTGACAAAGAAAATCCAAAAGGTGCAAAAAGAAATGAAACTTTCTTGAAATATGCCGATAAAGCTAAATCAGCTATTGAAAATCATGTTAAACAACATTACGGCGATAAAGTTTTAGCAGATATGAAAGCACATACTCATCACGTATTAAGTTCTGAAGATGGTTCTGGTAATGATAAACATGCACAAGCTGCTAGAAACATTCGTCAAAAATATAGTATTTCTCACGATATTCATGAAGAATATCAATCAGATGAACAATTTATTGCATCGTGGAAAGAAGGAATGAAAGAAGATGTTGATGCATTGTTTGCTGATGACTCAACCATTTCCGAAGAATTCAAATCCAAAGCAGCAACAATTTTTGAAGCACGTGTTACTGACCGTGTTCAACAAATCGAAGAATCCAT